GTTTTTTCCTTTTCCAGAACAGATGGTGGCTTAATACCTTTTCTTGGAACAACAACGCAGGAACGCCCTATCTAGCCGTTGGAACTGAGCGCAAAATATACATCTCTGTTGGAGGTGCGTGGTCCGATATTACACCGCTAAGGCTGACTACTGCGGCAGGCGATGTCACGTTTGCAGCAACTAACGGCTCCGCTTTAATCACTGTCACAGACACAGCTCACGGTGCGGACACCGGAGACTTTGTTACGTTTTCTGGCGCTGCTTCTCTAGGTGGGACTGGCAACATCACCGCTGCTATATTAAATTCTGAATACGAGATTACTGAGGTGCTTACCTCTTCTACATACACCATCACTGCCCCTGTTGCAGCTAACACCAACGACACAGGTAACGGCGGCGGTTCAGTGGTAGGCGCATACCAAATAAATGTCGGCGCTGATCGAAGCTTCTTTGACTTTGGGTGGGGTACGGGAACGTGGAGCGCGGGTACTTGGGGAACCGCTAGAACAGTGGTCACTCAGCCTACTATCTTTGCTCGAATCTGGAAATTTGATCAGTTCGGCCAAGTGCTTATTATGCAAGCCGTCAATGGGGCCATCTACCAGTGGGACCCCGATTCTGGCACTGACCAACGAGCTACGGCAGTTACAGGGGCCCCGACCAAGAGCACCTTTGCGTTAATTTCGTCTCCAGACAGGCATTTAGTTTGTTTTGGAACAGAGAATACCGTCGGAAATGCAGCGACCCAAGACCCTCTTTTTGTTCGTTTCTCGGATCAAGAGAACATCAACGATTTTGTGGAAACCGCTATTAACACAGCAGGCGGGCAGAAGCTCTCCGACGGCAACCGGATCATGACAGCGGTCAGATCGCGTGGGCAGATACTTATTTTCACTGACACCTCGCTGCATGGAATGCAGTATATCGGACCTCCGTATACATTTGGTTTTAGTCAGCTAGGAAGTAACTGCGGAGCACTAGGACCGCATGCAGCCGTGGACGTTAACGGCTTGGCGCTTTGGATGGGACCAGAGGCGTTCTATGCGTTTGACGGAACGGTGAAGAAAGTGCAATGCACCGTTCAGGACTATGTCTTCAGCGACATCAATCTGGTTCAAGAAGACAAGGTTTATGCGGCTCTCAACACGGATTACAACGAAATTACTTGGTTTTACTGCAGTGCTGGCTCTGACTTTGTTGACCGCAATGTCACCTACAATTACTTGGAAAGTGTCTGGTCAGTAGGCTCACTGGCACGCACCTCATGGCAGGATGTGGACACCTTCGAGAAGCCCACGGCCACGGAATATCTGAAAAACAGCACAGCAGCGACTTTGACCACTATATATGGCCTGACAGCCGGACGAAGCTTGGTCTATAGACAAGAAGACGGCTATAACAAGGCGGATGGTACGGCAGTAACGGCGGTCATTGAGTCCGGTTATTTTGACATCGGTGACGGCGACGACATGCTCTATATGAAGCGTTTTATACCAGATTTCAAAGACCAGCTAGAGAATTTGACCGTTAACCTTTTGCTGCGACCCTACCCGCAAGCGACGGCTAATCCCAGCTCGTTGGACCCTTACGTCATCACACCGACCACTGAGAAGGTGGACACCCGCGCACGCGGCAGGCAGATCGCTATTAAGATCACAAGCACGGATGTCGGAGCTTGGTGGCGCTACGGAACTCTGCGCGTTGACATACAACCGGACGGATTGAGATGAGCAAGATCACTAATGTGCGTTTACCCAATGCCGCTCAAGGCGAGTATTCGCCACAGCAGTTCGATCAACTGGTGCGCTCTTTGGAGCAGGTTGTGCTGCAGCTAAACGCTTCTTACACGCCAATTGTGACGCAGCAGAACGCCAATAAAAGAATATGGTACGAGGGGTAGGTAATGGCCGACAAGTATCTCAGAAAAACTATTGTCCCAAACGCCTCGACGGAGACGGTCATATACACCGTCCCTGCAGCTAACTCTGCGATGATGCGTTCGCTGCGCGTGACTAATGCCAATGCTTCTTCGGCTGACATAACGGTTGTCCAGAATGATTCGGGAAGCGCAGTTGCCCACTATTTATACAAAGCACAGGCTTTGGCGGCGGATGCGACGATTGATGTGTTCAATGGCATACCGTGTATTTTGGAAGAAGCTAACGTGTTAAAAGTTACGTCAACACAAGCAAATGTTACGTTTTACCTCTCCTATCTCGAAGTGGACAGGAACTAATATAAACGCCATACTTGGCGGTAATTTCGTGCCTTCTGGCACGCGACCCTGTGTGGTCCCAACCCAATTAAGGACTGAAACATGGCTGACGCGATGCCGGGTGCTGCACCCGCCCCCACAATGGAAGACTTTGCTGCTTTTGAGCAGATAAGACAGGAAGTCTCTCCGTCTGAACTTAACGAAACTCTACTGGCTACGGCGGCAGAAGCTGACCCTATGGCCGTGGCAGAATTCAAATCAGAGCTGCGCGACCTAGACCTACCTCCTGAAGTGCTCGATGCTTTGGACGGGATGGTGGATGAAATCCTAGCCACTCCTGAACGCTACCCTGAGATTCGAGCCCACTATTTAACACAAGATATGTCCGAAGAGCTGCTACCTGAGACTTTTGATCCAGAGTTCTTTGGCGCGTTGAACATGGCCCTTGATGAAATCCGAGCTACTAGCGGTGGATCACCCAGAGCACCACAAGGATTTGCACGAGGCGGGTTAGCTAGTCTTGGCCGTAATGGCGACACGATGCTTGCCCACGTCACACCCGCTGAGATGCGTATGCTCAAAGCCAAGGGCGGCGCTGGCACAATTAACCCCAGAACAGGCTTGCCTGAGTTTTTCTCATTAAAGAAAATATTTAGTAAAATAGGCCGAGCAGTTAAGAAGTTTGCACGCTCTACTATCGGTAAGATAGTCATAGGCACGGCGCTGTTCATGTTTGCAGGCCCCGCAGCTTATGGCGCATTAGGTTTAGGCGCAGGCACGGCAGGTGCTGCAGCCGTATCAGGCTTTGTTGCAGGAGCGGGCAGTTCACTGCTTGCAGGTGAAAGCCTGAAGGACTCACTAAAAACAGGTGCCATCAGCGCCATTACGGCAGGTGCAGTTAAAGGTGTAAGCAACCAAATTAGCGGCGGAGCTGAAGCCATTGAAATTGTCGAAAGCACTGCAGATTATGTGGCCCCTGCTTCAGATGCAGCAACAGAGGCACTAAGCTCTACTGGACTTGAGACTTCCAGCCTTACAGATCGATTGTCGCTGGACCCTTTCGCAGCAGACCTCACAGGTGCACAAATACCTGTTTCCCCCGCTGTTGGTACACAGCCCGCTGTTGGTACACGGATAGCTGGTGACCCTTTCGCAGCAGACCTCACAGGCGGACAATTCCCTGTTTCCCCCGCTGTTGGTACACAGCCCGCTGTTAATTCGGGCGTAAACTCTTTGAATACTGACCCAAGTCTCGCTGGGATCACAAGAGAGAGTCCTTTTTTGGCTAGTCAAACCGCAGCCCAAACGGCACCCCAAACGGCACCCCTGACCCCACAGCCTACATTTGGGCAGAATGTCAAAGACATCTTCCTAAATGACACACTGCCTGACAGTAGTCGCTTTGATAGCTTTAAAAGTGCATTCTCGCCCACTGCGCGTAAAGCGGCAGGTGCAGAAAACGCACTTTTAAAGACAATGGAACAGTTTCCTGAGATGAGCAGAGAAGCAATACTCACTGCTGACGCTACGTCGGGTGTAGGAAGATATTTGGCGGCCAATACTCCAAACATGGTATCTAATTTTGCCCCTGCCGCTGCAGGAGTAATGGGAGTCATGGGCCTTGCAGGCGGTTTCGACACGCCTGAGTCAGAGATGCCTGATGGCTTTGAAGGCTTTATGGATAGACGCGGTAACCCAGATCGCTATGCTCTGAACTTCGGCGGAGTCAGGCCGATGGGTTCGTCTGGGTACACCACCTATACCCCTCCACCATATGTACCTCCTACTTACAACGCGGCCCAAGGCAGTGGCCCGTCTGGCGTGGCTCAAGGATTTCCACGCATGAATGGGCCTATTGATGGCCCCGGCACTGGAACAAGCGATGACGTTCCGGCAATGCTCAGTGATGGCGAGTTTGTCTTCACGGCTAAAGCAGTCCGCAACATGGGCAAAGGATCACGGCGCAAGGGCGCTAAGAAAATGTATGCGCTGATGAAGAAATTGGAAGGGACTACATAATGGTTGATACCACTTACAGCAGCAGCGTTTCGCGTGAAGCGCCAGAGATTGAAGACCGGCGACTGGGTCTCATGGACGCGGCTAGAAATCTTTACAACCAGCCGATGGCATTGCCTTATGTAGAGGCCGCAGGTCTTTCTGGCACTGAGCTTCAGGCGATTGACTTTGCGAAGCAGGGCATTGGATCGTTTGAGCCTTATATTCAAGCAGGTGCTAGTGGCGTTAGCCAAGGCATGGACCTGACTCAGCGAGGCGCTTTGGCCGCCGGCGCGGTAGACACAACAGACCAGTATCAAGCAGCTCAAGATATGCTGGGACGAGCGGTCCCAGTCATCGGAGAAGGGATAGGCGGAATTAAAGGTTCGGCGCAGGGCTATAATCCGAATCAATCTTCCTCCTATATGAACCCCTATCAAGAAAACGTCACAAAAAACGCTCTCGGTGAGATGCGGCGACAAGCGGACATCACACGCCAAGGAAACGCGGCCCAAGCAGTGAGTGCAGGCGCGTTCGGCGGCACACGAGAAGGTGTCCAGCGTGCAGAGTTTGATCGTGGTGTGCAGGATTTAATGCAACAGAAAATCATGCAGGATTACGCCAATAACTATCAGCAGTCCCAAGCCGCATCGATGCAAGGCTTCGAGCAACAACAGGGCCGGCAATTGGCCGCTGGTCAGGCGCTAGGGCAGGCGGGTATGCAGTTCGGCACTCTCGGACAAGGGATCGGCGGTTTAACCGCACAGCAGGCCGGCGTAGACATTAGTAAAGGTCAGGCACTGGGCGCACTGGGCGGCCAGATGGGTAATCTTGGTACGCAATACGGCTCATTAGGCCAAACTACCCAACAGCTTGGCGCAGCAGAGACAGGTCTGCTCTCCGGTCTAGGTGGATTAGAGCGGCAGGTTGAGCAAACTCAACTGGATGCGATCCGCACAAATCAGCTTCAAGAAGCGATGGCCCCTTACCAGCAGTTGGGCTTTGTTTCGGACATATATAGAGGGGCCCCTACTACGCAGATGGCGCTCACTTCTCAAAGTGCTCCAAGCTCTAGCCCTCTGCAAACGGCGGTCGGTTTGGGCGTAGGTGCGTTAAGCACGGCAGCAGGCGCGGCTAAAGCGGGGTTGTTTTAAGGTGGATAAAATGGAAGAAGAAGTAATCCAAATGGTCGATGACGACGAGATAGAGAACGTGGGCATCATGAGCGGTTTCATGGATGAGTTGGAAGAGCTGATCAGTGAGATTGACGCTGAAGACTTAGAGAAAAACAAAGGAGGCGACGAGGCTGATACAGCAAAGCTAATGGGCCGCACGCCAGATTCTCCTGAAATCCTGATGAACAACCTTCGCGGCAACATGCGCTCCGTCGATGCTCGGCGCGAGGAGCTTGCTGATTTAGTAGGTATGCGAGAAGCAGAAGAGACACCCGAAGGTGTCTTGGCTTTATTACAGCCGGTGTTAGCGCAACAGGAAGCTGCGCCTCCTATGCCGATGGCTCCTCCGATGCCGCAGGGAATGCCTCCTGAGATGATGGGAATGCCACCACAAGGAATGCCTCCTATGCCTCCGCAGGGAATGCCTCCACCGCCAATGGGCATCGAGTCAATCAGTGTTGACGAGACTATAATGCCCGGTATGTACAGAGGCGGGCCAGTCCAAAATTTTAATCAAGGGTCCGGCGCGATGGGCGTGACTCCTGCAAATGACGCTTTTGCGGCGTACCCGTCTGACGTAGTTGAAGAAGCACAAAGAAGAGTTCGCCACATGGTAGATGGCGGCATGG